CTCTCGGACGTACTGAGAAAGCGCCGGTGCGCCGACGATGGAGCCGCTCACGGTGCCTCAACTCCCCACGCGTTGAACGCCAGCGTGGCCAGGGTGGCGTACGCGCTGAGTACATCGGTGTTCGCCATGCAGATCCCGAGACTGAAGAGGGCGCTTGCGTTTCCGGCGACCGTGAGGTCGTAGAAGACGTACATGGAGTTTGTGATGGCCGCGCCCGCCACCCGGTGCGCGATCCTGAAAGATGTTGCGGTGGTGCTGGTGTTGCACACCGACAAGCTGGAGACGATCACCGGACCGGTCGCTGTGTAGAGGGTGGTAAGGGTGGCTGCCGATGGCGCGAGCTGCCCTAGGCTCTTGTACGTAGCGATGTCAGACTCCCATCAGGAGGAACGGATGGATGGAGCTCGAACTGGCCCCGCTCGCACCGGTTGCGCCTGCGGGACCGGTGGTTCCGGTAGCACCAATCGGTCCGGTTGCACCGGTCGTTCCAGCTCCGGTGACACCTGTCGCTCCGGTCGGTCCGGTTGCACCTACCGCACCATCACTTCCAGCGGAACCGGCTGAACCACCGGGACCGGTGACACCTGTCGGACCAGCTACTCCCGCAGATCCAGCTGTTCCGTCAGCCCCAGCAGAGCCGCTTGGACCAGTAACGCCCGTCGGGCCAGCGGGGCCAGTAGCGCCGATTGCACCAGCTGGCCCTGTTGCGCCGGTCGGGCCGATCGGTCCGGTCGCCCCGGAGGCACCAGCAGATCCGGCCGTGCCGTCAGCTCCACTGACACCGGTCGGGCCGGTCGAGCCAGGGCTCCCCGCGCCACCGGCTGGACCAGTGGCGCCGGTGGCTCCGACGACTCCAGTGTCGATCAATTGCCAGGCCGGGCTCAGGGCCGGACCGTGCAGCTCGAAGGGTAGGAAGTAGCCAACGCCCGTGGTGGCGTTGTTGTTGTCGGTGGTGGAGTAGGCGAGGTCGCCCACGGCGCTCAGGCCAGTGGCCACCTTGTTGGCGTTCGGAGCCAAGGCGACGTAGTTGTTGACATGCAAGCCGTCATGCACGGCCGCGTAGTAGGTCGTGCCCGCGACGAGAGCGTAGGGACTGTCGAGAACTGCCATCATGAAGCCATCGCTGCCGGTGGCGGTGAAGTCGGCGATCGTCCCCGACGCCAGCGCTGAGCTTCCAGGCGAGGACCGCAGCTCCACGACGGCCGAACCGGGATTGTTGTGGGAGTAGATCGAGATCGCGTAGAGCATGATATTGGCGGGGACGGTGAAGCCCTGAGCCATGCTGTTAGGCAGAACGTCGTTGTACGCACCGGTGGAGGTGAGTGCCGCGAACGATGTGGGGTCCGCATCGGGGATGACCGCAGGGTTTTCGCCGGTCGTGCTTCGTAGGCACGCGTAGAGCTCGTCGGCGTAGGAAACGATCTGGTCGACGGTGTACGTAGTGGCGGAGTCCCAGATGCCGGAGAAGGGGTTGGGGCCAGTGGCCCCGTCTACCCCGTCTGCCCCGGCTGCGCCATCTGCGCCGTCCACTCCAGCTACGCCGGAGGGACCGGTCGGTCCAGGGGTGGTGGAATCAGCTCCGGCCGGGCCGGTTGGACCGGCATCACCAGCGGGGCCGGTTGCACCTACCAGGCCATCCGGACCAGTGGCGCCTGCCGGTCCGGTCGGACCGGTTGCTCCGGCGTCAGTGGGTAGCGCCGCGAACCGATCCACGACTGTCGAGGCTGTCCCGCTAGGATTCAGGCCCAGCTCGGCTTGGATGGCCTCGATTGAGATTCCGAGATCGTTGATGTCCGCTGCGGTGATGAGTTCACGGACCTCCCCGGCGGGATCGTGGTGTTCGGGAAAGGTGTCGTAGCCGCTGGGGTATCCGCTCATGAGATGCCCGATACGACGACGCCGGTGGCCTCGAGAGCTCCACCGCCGTTGAGGGTCAGTGAACCGAAGGCGACTGGTACTGGCCCGAGATCCTTCTGGATGTCCACGGTGATGTAGGAGTTCGCGGGGAAGGTCTGTGGTCTCAGGCCGGGCCAGATGACCTGGACTTCGGCATTGAACTGCCCGACGGTGTCAGTGTCGCCTTGGGTCCAGTCGTAGCGGACGATTCCGGTGTTTCCGAGGATGGTCTGGTCAGCGACAGTCATTGACCCGGTGGCTTTGAGAGCCCTGCGTGCCTTCATCAGGAATAACACATCCACGACACTGGTCAGATCGATGGGCGTGCTTCCATCGAGCAGTTGCAGCTCCAAGCTCGGCTCCAAGTCGTTCTGCTTCATGACGTACTTCTCAGCCATCAGGACGCACCTCCCTCACAGGTGCTATCGGCCCGACTACCGCGTTAGTGCAGTGACGTCTCGGACCGGACGCGCGACCTTCGATTCGTTAGTGCGCACCAGAACTGCCCCCTGGCGGGTGAGTACCTTCGTGGTCGCGTTGTTGGTGCGTAGCTTGATCGCCGCGTACAGAACGATCGGGAATGGGCCGAAGAGATGACCGCCGCCGGTGATGGCCCATTGGGCTTGGGTGGCCCGCAGTCCGGTGATGACGAGTTGACCGCCGCCGGTGACAACGAGCTGGGCGTAGGCACCCTTGGCGGCGAAGGTGGCGATGTCTCCGCCGCCGGTGACGGCGAAATCGGTGTAGGAACCTTTTTCTGCCTCGCCCGACAGGGCCCCGTCGCCGGTGATGGCGATGTCGCTGAGCCGACCGGCGGATACGGTGAGATTCGCATCGCCACCGCCGGTTTGCGTGAGGGCACCGGTGGTGGCCTTGGTGGCATGGATCAGACCGTTGCCGCCGCCGGACAGTGTGGCCACGGCGTATTCACCGTGCAGGCCCGTGAAGGTCGCACCGCCGTCGCCGGTGAGGTCGAAGCTGGCGGTCCCCGAGCGGGTGGCAGTGGCGACGAAGGTAGCTCCGCCGCCGGTGAGCAGTGGTTGGCCATGGCCTTGCTTGGAGCCGGTCAGGACGGGTGTACCGCCGCCGGTGATGGCCACGGTGGTGGTGGCGAAGCGTCCGCTGATGAGCGAGGTGTCGCCGCCGCCGCCAAGGGTGAAGGTGGCCTGGGCCATCTTCGATGCGGCGACTGTGCCCGAGCCGTCACCGGTGAGGGTGCTGGCGTCCCCGATGACGTACTTCGTGGCCTGCGCGACACTGAGGCCACCGCCGGTAAGGGTGAGGACACCGCGATGGTCCTCGATCCCGGCGAGATTGAGGTTCCCGCCACCGCTCAGGCCACTCGGATCGCCGTCGGCCCCCTTAGCCGCGACGGCCCGGATTTCGCCGCCACCACTGAGTGTGAGCGCTTCGCTGACGGCTGCCGGTCTACCGATGGCCAGGTCACCGTAGTTGACTACTCCGTACGCGCCGACGCCGTAGATGGCTGGCAGGATGACGCTCTGGGCGTGGGTGAACTTGGTGCCGGAGCTGTCGCCGGTGAGACCGCCGGGCAGCCCGAACGTGCCGGTCGCGCCTCGTGTGGCGGCGAAGGCGAGGCTACCGCCGCCAGTGACCGGCGGAAGTACGGTACTTGCACCGTCATCGATCGAGACATCGACCCAGTAGCAACCAGCGTTGAACTGGCCATCGGGAAAGCTGATAGAGCCGCTGTAGTGGAACGACTGCTGCATGGAGTTGATAGAACCGGTCTGTGAAACAACCGTGACCGGCCCTACGGTAATACCTGAAGCGCCCGAGCCGGAGTCGAAGAAATGCGCATCGGCGGAATATCCCCCGGCCGGGTGAAGGACGGCGGCGCGGTATCGGACACCTGAACTAAGCGTGTACCCGCCGGGGATCGTCAGTGCCTGCCATCCGGAGCCGGATGGCGCGGCGGAGGTAGCGCTGGCGACCAACGTCCCGGTAGTGCCGTTCGTGGTCGTGTACAGCGCGCCTTGTCGGGTGCTGGTATCAGTGGTACCAGCGGACGCCTGGTACCAGCGGATTTCAGTCAGGGTGCAGGTGGTGGATACAGTGAATTCGACACCAACAGACAGAGCCGAATCAGCATTGCCGGAATTACTAGGCGTGAATGTCGATAGCGGTCTATAAAGAGTCACGCTTTAGCTGCCCGACTTAGGCCGACGCGGTCGCGTTCAGGTCAACAGTGCCCGAAGTGATTTCGTAGGTGCCCTGGGCGGCATACACCTCGTCAGTGACGTCGATGTAGCCGAAATATGTGCCTGCGGTCAGGGCAGACCACAGACCCACGTAGGCCACGGTCGTGGAGGGTGGAACATCGAAGATGGGGGTGTTGGACAGCGTCTTGGTCCCGGTCGCGGCGGCGTTCCAAGTCAGGGACATCCGGGCGTAGGCCGGGGTGCCCCCCGTGATCTCGGACGCGCCGGTCGAGCCGGGAGCAGCGGTGTGCAGCGATGCGTACACAGCCTGGCTTCCCAGCTGATCCAACATGTAGTTCTTAGCCTGGCTGCTGTACGGCATGAGCTGGTTCCTTCCAGGGAGTTGTCGCTACATTCGTCGACCACTCCCGGGCGGAATCTGACCTAACGACACCAGAGCGGGGCACGAAATGCAGATTCGGGCCCCGCTGGTGAAACAGGTGCTGTTGTTCAGGCCACGGGCTCGTCGGCCGGTACGGGATTCACGGTCACGTCCGGCTGCGCCGGGTCGGCGACGGCGCTGGGCATGTCGAGTCCGGCTACCAGGTCGGCGGTGGCGCTGACCCGGGCGGCGGCGGCACTGAGCGCGGCGCTGTCGGCCTGGGACACATTCAGGGCCAAGACAGCGTCCTGAAGAGCCTGGGCGTCGGCAGCCATGCGAGTCTGCAGTTCACCCAGCTGGGTGTCCAGGCTCGTCAGGGCGGTGCTCATGTAGTCAGATGCTGCGGACACTGATTTCTCCACTTGTTCGATGGTGGTCAGGATGAGGCGCAGGATCGCGCGTTTCGTCATCCCCTGCGTTCGATCCTTCATGGCAGTGAAATCGACCGGAACGACGGACAATTTCACCCGCCCGACCTAGAAGGTGGAGCCCACGCCCATCTTCTCCCCGGCTTCGATCATCTCCCGGACGGTCTTCTGGGTACCTCCGATCGGGTACCGCTCGGTCACCAGATCTTTAAGGACGCGAAACTGCGCCTGAGTGCCGATGTCCTCGCCCAGCGCCAGCAACCGACGCAGGATCAACTCCGAGGTGATGTCGCTGACGCCTTCGATGAACAGTTCGGGATCGCGGACGTTGAACATCTCCGCCAATTCCGAGTCGGTGAAGTGGTATCGCACATCGAGAGTGTCATCACGGGTGGCCGCACCGACGAACCGCAGCGCCCCGTTGGTGAAGACATCCAAGTCGGTGTTCTCGATCGGGACCTGCTCCTGGTTGTACTTGCGGTCATCACGGGTGATGTGAAGTCTGCGTGAACCTGACCGGCCGCCGACGGACGCCTGGTGGTAGCGGTCCTCGCGACGGTCGTACTGCCAGACGAAGACGGTTCCGGCGATGGCTGATTCCCAGGTCTCAACGACGCGGTCATCGTCGGTTGTCTCGGGACGGGTCATGGCATGCTCCTTCGTTGATGCGGTCCAATCCGATTAGGCTCTTCGGCTCAGGTTCCGGCGAAAGCGAAAGAGCGCGACCCCGAAGGGCCGCGCTCTTTCGAATGGGGCAAGTACTAGACGGTCACGCGGTCACGCTGGAGTCGACGATGCGGATCATCTGCTCCGGGTGATGAACCAGGCCACCCACGTCCTTACGGGCACGATAATGCCTGTAATCGACCGTGTTTTCGTCCCAAGACTTAACCTGGGTGCCACCATAGAGTGCGAATTTCCCAGCCATTCCGCCGAGAACCCACATCTCATTGCCGGGCATGTACGAGAGACCATCCTCGTCCAGGTACTGCTGCTGGACGAGAACCTGCGCGCCCTTGTAGGTGCCGATGAAGCCGCGCTGGCGAACTTCCTCGTTGGCGATCGGCGAGAAGGTCGGCACGAAACCGGCGATCTTGTCGATCATCGCGGCCCGGCCGATGATGGTGACCGGCACGGGGCCAGCACCATCAGGCTGAATCGCGTCGTGCACGACCCGAATCGCGGTGTCGACGTTCGCGGCCGTCAGACCGGCGGTCGCGATGTAGTTCGCCGACGTCGACGGCACGGCCGTCTGCGCCAGGGTCAGGATGCGCCGGTTGACCTCAGCCTCCATCCGAGACTCACCCTTGGAGGCGAGTTCAGCGATGGTGGTCGCGAAGTCAGCACGGAGCTTGTCCGTGTGCTCGGACACGTGGAAACCCAGCGTGTCACGCGGCAGTTCCCACTGCTGCGTGGTGAGCTGGCTCTCGTCGATGTAACCGCCACGAGAGGTGTAGAACACCTTGAGGCCACGGCGCTCGGTGATCCGAACGCGGTCGAACTCACCGACCGTCTCGGTCTGGATGATCTGCGAGAACACGTTGTTGAAGACGAACCCGTAGTCCAGAGCCGTGGCGAGATCGGAAGCAACCTGACGGTGCCACGCCTCGTTGGTCCAGTTTTCCCGAGCCTCTTCGTTCAGCTTCGCTGCGATGGCCTTGTGCTTCTCCATCGCAGCCCGGTCAGCCTTGCGGCCCCACGGGTCGAGAGTCTGACCGGACGCAATCAGCGCCTGAGTCGTAGTAGCGGTGCTCACTTGATCAGCACCCCCTCAACGAGGCCGGACGTGGCGTTCAGGTAGGTGATGGTCATCCACTGCGCGGCAGCTGTAGCGGTCTTCTGCCACAGCGTGCCGGTCCAGCCGAGGGCGTCGCCCACGACCGGAGTGTTCGTGGTGGCGTCCCAGATAGCGACCGTCGGCACGACCCGGCCATCAGCGCGGGTGGAGCCGGTGGTGTTGCGGAACCAAACCTTGGTACCCGCGCCGGTCGAAACGACCGACAGGGTATTCAGCTTGGCGACGCCCAGGTTGTAGGAGTCGTAGAGACTCGGGTCCTGTCCGTAGATGGAGCCCCAGTGGACTTCTTCCTGGACCAGGATTCCTGCGAAGCCCGGAACGAGCGGAGTAGCCGCTGCGCACGCCTTCAGGTAGCCCGGCGTCGCCGGGTCAATCTGAACGGCGGTGCCGATCAGGAGGGCCGACCCGGTAACTGGAGTCTTGAATCGACCCTCGCTAACGCGGACCGACTCGTCACTGCGCCTGAAACCGAAGTTCAGGCCATAGTCGGATGCCATGTATGTAGCCCCCCCTTCAGACAGTGGCCCAGCGCTGGGCGCTGAGAATGGTGGAGAGAGCGCTGGGGCCCTCTGTTTCGGATGGACTGGTCCCACCGGCGAACGCAGCGCTTTCACGAGCCGCTTCCGTACCGGTGGACTTGGTCTGGCTGGCGATGACCGGCTTGGAAACCTTGGCCACCTCCTGCATGTCAGCGACGAAGGCATCGAATGCCTCTTCGCTCATCTCTGCCCAGCGGGTGATTCGCTCATCACTGAAGAAGTCGTCGTCAAGAGCTTCGTTGGCGGTCTGCACACGGGACTTGCGGACGTTCTTCAGTTCCGAAATCTGCGCCTTGCGGGCAATCTCGGTCTTGAACGTCTCAAGCTCGGTACGGGCCGACTCGGCAGCAGCCTCGGCGGTGGACTTGTCGGCTTCCAGGAGATCGATCTGCGTCTTGGTCTGGGAAAGTTCGAGGGCGGCGGACGCCTTCTCACTCTCCAGAGTCTCGACACGAGTCTCCAGTTCCGACTTGGCGGCCGTCAGAGACGCTGTCTCGGACTCGACCGCTGACTTCAGGAGAGAGAAGTGCTGGGCCTCGCTGTACTGATTGCCGACGATCGTCGGTGTCGCAGCTGCTTCGGCCACGTTCGCTTCCTCCTGTTCGCTGTCACGCCCTGGGCTGCACAGCGAGCAGTTGTCATGAATCGCATCTGGTGGCATGAGGGCCACCAGTGCGTCATGTGCCTGCTGCACGGAATGAATGGGCATCGCGTTAGAGATGTCGCCGCCGTGGAGCAAGAAATGTAGAAGTGACCCTTCCTGAGGGGTCCTGGAGGGCTAGCGCTGGGCGAACTTCACCAGTTGCGCCATCATCTGTTCCCAAGTACTGGCCTCGATGTCTGGTTCACCGGCCTGATCAAAGGCTGCTTCGGCCAGCCGGGAAGCCTGTGACATGACAGAAGCATCGGCTTCGGCCCAGCCGGGACGGGTCGGGGGAACGATGACCGCCCCACCCAGGAACACCGGCTTGAGGAACTGACGGATACTGGCACGCTGGGTGATGTGCTCGCAGGCCGCACCGGCCAGGTACTGGGTGTAGCTGGTGGTGTTGCCGCACCCATCGGGTCCGGCGCACGACACCTCGGATGAGATGCATTCCATCGAGTACCACAACTGACCCAGGTCACTGGCCTGGTTCACCACGAATGCCTCGTCGGGATAGATCCACTTCCAGATCCCGGCGGTCGCGGTCAGGTGCGGTTGGATCGTCGATCCAGCGCCCGCTTTGGTGTTGACGCCATCGACATACTCGGATTTTGCCAGCGAGCCGATGATGTGGCGGCCCTCGTGCAACCAGTTCAGCGGGCCGTTCACGACGCTGCCCTTCGACATCGCCAGATCACCGGCCGACCAGAGCGCCCCGTTCCGGTTAGGGACTTCGGCGCCGACGAATTTGCCGTGCATCCACAGCATGTGCTCGGCGGTGATGTCCTCGATCGTCGGCTCCCGCAGAGACGCTCTCAGTGTGGTGGCCGGACCGCTGACCATGGTGTGCCCGTTGATGTCGGTGACGAACGCCCGCGCCTCTTCGGGTTCGACCGCTACGACTGGTCCATCGTCTGTAGCGGGCCGGTTCATGGTGAACATCACCGTCGACGGGCCGGAGAAGGTGATGCCGTGCGGCTGGGTGAATGCTGGGCTGATGCTGGCTGCCCGCTGAGCGGTACCCCCCAGAGGGATAGCGGTCTGCTGGCCTGCGAACACCACGACAACGCTGGTGAACAACAGGTTCATCGAGGGGATCAGCACGTTGCGCAGGTCGTCATAGGCCAACGTGATGTGCGGGGTGTACCCATGGGTGGCCAGCGCCGGTAGCCCGGCGACAGTGAGCCGCTCGATCAGGTCCTGGCGGATGCCGGGCAGGGTGGGGGCGTCCACGCTGGCATAGGTGACCGGCACTACGTCGGCGGTGAACACCCCGATCCCGGCCAGGGTGGCCGATACCGGCGCCACCCTGGCCGCCCACTTCGAGACCTCCGCGATGATCTGCGCCTCGGCGGTGTCGGGGACCTCGATACCTACAGTGCCCAGGTACGCCAGGGTCAGGTGCAACTCCTCGGGCTCTTCGCCACCGGGCACACTCAGTTCGTCCTGCTGCTGCGGGCTCGGGAAGAACGCGATCATCACACCGGTGTGCTTAGGGACGTCCTTGTCTTCGATCTCCTCGACGGCCTCGCCATCGTCGCCAGGCTCACCCGCGCTGGACGCACCGCTCTGATCCTGACGATCTGAAATGGTTACGGAAAGACGCTCGATCAGGCCCGGAGCCCAGCGACGCATCAGATCATCAGTCATTGAGGTCTTCCTCCGAAGCCTTCGTCGAGGAATTGCCGTTGGCGGTCTTCGGCTTAGCCGCATTGGCGGGGGATGCCGTGGAGGAACCACCGCCCTTGGGTCGTCCTCCCCCACGCGTGCCGTTCACCGATGGGGATACCGGCGTCCCGTTCGGCGTGGACTGCGTCTTCGCGACCGGCGCCTTCGCCTCGGGAGCGTTCACACCACCACCCGGTGCCCCACCCGAGCCCGGCGCGGCGAACGGAATCTGGGTCTTGAAGATGTCGTCGTAGACCTTCTTCTCGAACTCCAGCCTCTGTGCCTCGGTGGACTGATCCAGGCCCATGTACTCCAAGATCGTGTCCCGGCTGACCTCACGCTGCGTACGCAGCGCCAGAAGCGCTTGCAAGGCAGGCTGGTTGGTGCCGATCGAGACGGTGCGAGGGGTGAATACCAGGGATGGGCGGGTCTGGAACTTTCCGGCGTTCTTCGGGTGATCGACGACCGCCCGGCCGATCTCGTACTCCAGGGTCCGCTTAAGCATGTGGCGACGTGACTGGATGACCGCTGCGAGCGTGTCGGAGAACGTCGACGTGGAGTCGGTGCTGGTCCGCCCGGGAGCAGCGAACGAGGACAGGACCCGATTGAGTATCCGAAGGTCCAGCGCCTCGTAGGCGTCCTTCTTCAGCACGAAGTCGAGCTTCGGGGCGATGATGTCGATCTGCAGACGGTTATCGGAGATGATCACCGGCAGTTTCGCGAGGAAGTTGTAGTTGGCCTTGAGGTTGGTGACCTCTTCCTGTGTGGCCGGAGCATTGTCGGAACCCTTGCGAATCAGCAAGATGTAGTTTGCCGCCCCGATCAGCATGGCCCGGTCGGAGGCGACCAGCTGACGCTTGAGGTCCAGTAGCCCGAACACCGAGCGCATCCGCAGGTCTGGGAACCGCTGGTAGTCCGGGCGGGTGGTGGTGTGACGGAACACCCACTTCGGGTTGATCGACAGCAACTGGTCGCAGTCCACGCCGAGGTCTGCCAGTTCCACCCGCTCGTCAGGCTTGGGCACGTACTCGCCGGTGAAGAACACGCTCATCAACGGGTCCAGCGGCTCGAATGTCGACATGCTGACCCGGTAGTCAGCAATCTCGTTGGGGGTCGCCTGCCAGGCCAGGTTGTCATCGCGTAGTGGCCCATACCCGACCGGCACGATCCGGGTGCTGTTGAGGATGGTCAGCTTCGCCGGGACGTAGACGTCGAACTTCTTCTTCTTTTTGTTGCCCTGGTCGGTCTCGCCCCGGACCGTGTACTGCGCCTGGTCCCAGGTCTTGGCGCAGATGAACTGGTCGATGCAGAACAGGTCACGCCACATCTCGCGGATCTTGCCGTCCAAGTTCAGGTCGGCCGAGAGCTGGTTGAAGATGTCAGCCTCGTCGGGATCGCTGGACTCCCACTTCAATCCGCCATGGAAGGCCAGTGCTTCGGTCGCGTCGGCAACACCGGAGACGATGTCGTCTTCGCTCATGGCGATCCGAGCCACCCGCATTCCCTCATAGGGGTTGTCGGGGGCGATGTACAGCTGCCGGTCGAACATGTTGGACCGGCTGTTGAGGCGCCCGTAGCTGCGCGACTGCTCCACCCATGAGCCCAGCTGACTCATCAGGTGGCGCACCTGCGGGTCGTTGGCGATCTCCCCCGATGACACGCTGCTCAGGTTGGTCATCCCCACGGGCCGACCGTCCGGTAGGGACAGATCGACGGTGGCTTCGACTTCGAGCATCAGCTGCTTCCCCTGACCATTTCTAGGTCCTGTCTGCGGACCTCGATCTCGCGGCTGGCAATTTTGAATTGCCGGTCCAGCTCTGCCAGGAGCCGCTCGACCTGCATGGTGCGGATCTGACGCCAGTCGCGTCGGCCTTCGAGACGATGAAGATGGATGCACATCTCGGTGCACCGCGCACTCATCGCGGTGATCATCTTCATTCGCTGGTCAGGTTCCATCTCCCAGAACCCGCGTACTGCGGTGAGCATGAGATCGATCTCCGCCTCCACCGCTTCGCGACTCTGCAGCGCACCCCACGACAGCTGGGCGGCCACGTCAGGGATCAACCCGTCCACGTACCCCACGTCGGTAGTGCCGGTAACCTCAATCTGCATGCCGGGTTCTTCGTCGTTTTAGGGCTCAGAACTCAGATCTGCCTCAGATTTGCGCGAGATCTCGCGTTCAGGTCGCCGGTAGGTCAGCTCCCGGGTACGACCGGAGCACAAACGCGAGCAGAAACGCTGCCTCAGATTCTCCGGCGGTAGCAGGTTCTGACAGTCAGCGTTGGCACATGGCCGGTTCCTGCGGGCCTCGATTGCTTCCTGCCTGATGACCCGCTGCCGTTCGACACGCGCAGCTGAGGTGCACTCGGGACCGCAGTACATGGGTGGTCGTCCAGTACGCAGGGAGGCCAGAGGTGCCTGGCAATTCTGGCAGCGCTCATGCCTGGTGATCAGGTTGAGCTTCCGCTTGTAGTTGTTGATCACAGAGACCGAACGTCCCAAGATCCTGGCGATCTCAACGTTGCTGATCCCCTGGACAACCAGCATCGCGAACATCGTCCGGACCTGCGGGGTCCAGGGCTGATAGGAGCGCTTCACCACATGTCCGGGAACTCATCGAGTACCGATGTCTGCGCCGGGCGAGCTGCCAGCAGCGCCTCCAGCGGCGGGATGTGCTTGACGGAGATCGCCATTTTCGCCGCGTCGAGAGTGTGGAAGGACCCTCCGGAGAACTTGCGGGTCATCCCGCCGTAGGGGTCGCCGTTGTCCTTGACGACCTGGTACGTCTGGCCTTGGAATTCGATCAGGACTTCCCGGTCGTAGGGCATCCGCAGCTTCTCGGCGTCGACGTAGTCGTTGCGTAGCCAGTCGGTAGAGGCTTCGATGACGTTGCGGTACCGGGCCAGGTCGGCGATCGTCTCGGAACCGACGAGGGGACGGTCCTCGATTGCGACGATCCGCTTCTCGGAGAACCCGAAGCCGTAGATGCGTGACCCGAACGACATCCGGGTCAGCTGGTCCCAGATCGGGAACCCGACACCGGTCTTGTCGATCCCGAACCTGATCCGGTCGCCGTAGAACTCCATCACCCGAGCGACGACATGCTTTTGATCATCGGTGTTGATGCGGTGCATCTGGATGCGGGTCAGCATCTCCAGGAAGTCTGTGCCGGTGCGCTGACCGAACACCAGAATCTCGGAAGGGTGGTTCGTAACGCCAACATCCATCCCGGCCCAATAAGCTGAGTAACCCTTGGGTGAGCCGACTTCCTTGGCGCCGACCTTCTGGCTATAGCCGTGCTTATGGCTGCCGGGCATGTCTATCCAGGAGTGGATCAGCTGTAGACGTTCGTCATCGCTGGCCCCGACAGGGAACGACTCGTACGTCAGCATCTGCTTGTAGTAGATGTCCTGGTTGTAGATCGAACCCTCATCGAGCTCACAACACTTCATCAATCTGGCAAGCACAAATACAGAATTTGAGGCGTCGCCATGTTCACCGTAGATATTTCTGCGGTAATCAATCGACTGGCGAGTCTGACCATACTCCTTGATCTTGTTCGCGCGCTCAACCGGACCCCAGGTCGGGCGATTCATGGCCATCGGCCGGTGGATGGTCCACCCCGAAGTCGGCTGGGTCTTCTCGAAGAACTTGTCCCGCACGCCCTTTGAGACTCCGTGACATCTCCACGCTGCCCCCGGAAGTCCCGCATTCAATGTCTCGACGATTTCTACCCAGCCTGCCGCCGGATAGTCTTGCGCTTCGTCTAGTTCGACATTGATCACATGCTGTCCCTTCACGCCCTTTCCATCCTTGTTCGGCAAGCGTGAAACCAGACCGGTGCCGTTTTTGAACCTCACCTGCCAGTGTGGCTGGCGAGCAATCCCCCGACCCTTGCCGTCAGGCAACATCTCCCGCAGCAGACGAGTGGACACCAGGGACAACTCGATAGCATCCGTCAGTGGCCGCAGATGGTTCAGTTCCGGTGCGGACAACAGCATGGCCTGACCGGGGAAGGCGAATGGAAACGCGCAAGCACGCATCTTAATCCCCACAGTTTTCCCGAGAGCTCTCCCGCCCTGGTCGATCTGGTACATGTCGTTGCAGGTGTACCAAGACCACTGGAAGTCCCAAGCGCGGTAGCAGCCATCGTCGGACTCAGGGTCGAACCAGCTGAACTCGGCGAGGTCCAGGCCGTCTGGGGCGCTTAGCAGTGCCACCAAGTAGCACTCCTCGTCGTCCGGGATAACAACGGCGGTCATCGGGGCTTCCTTAGTGATACGGGCGTAGGTATCGGGACTTTCTCTTCGCCAGCTCGGCGCGTATTACGTAGCGCTCGCAGGGCCGTGATCCCCAGTGCGGGGTGCTCGGCCAGCACTTCGGTGATCAGGCCACCGATGTACATCGCCCGCCACTCAGGGAAATGCCACGCCGGAACACCCGCCGCATCAGCCAGGTTTTCGAGCATCTCCAGGTCAATCGTGACGAACTTCCCGGCCAGCAATCGGTTCAGGTACGGCTGGGAGATAGGGACCTTGCGAGCGAACTGGCGTTGCGAGCGCCCGCGCAGTAGCTGACGCAGGGCGATCGGGAGAGGCTCGTTGGTGAATTCTTCCGGTTTGACGATGGCCATGACCTTGGCCAGGGTCGTGGCTTCGCGGGCTGGTCGGCGTCCGATCCGGCGCTTGCCGTTCTCGCGTTCCTCGCGGGAGACAACCTCGTCGTAGACGTCGTAGATTATTCTGCCCATGGCCCTCAATCCGGCGGCACTGCCGAAGAAGGCGGTCCACTCATCCATGCCCATCGCGCAGGATGGGTAGAGCTGGCGGGCTCTTTCGAGGTCAGCCTTCGCCATCGTTCAGGTCCTCGTACGCTCCGGCGGTGATGAGCAGTGCGAGTAAGTAGGCGTTCAGGCGTTGGGCGTCCAGGACGAGGTTGGATTCGTTGTCGGCTCGATCGACGCCGCTGTCGTGCCAGGAGGTGGACTGGACGTAGTCGATGACGTCACGGACGGCTGCGCGCATCCCGATCTGGACGAGATGTTCGGCCGGTGGCTGAATCACATCTCCCTGACCCAGTAGCGTTGGCTGTTCTCCCGGAAGTGCGCGTCGATCTCCCGGTACTCGGGCAGCATGCGCGTTCGTATCCAATCGACGATCTCCTTCTCATCCTTGAATCCGAGCCGGTCTCGCTCTTCGTCGTCGGAGCGGTCGAATGCGCCGATCACGGAGGACAGTTCTTCCATGCGGACAAGACATGCAGTCAGCTGGGTTTCGCGGTGGATGCCGAAGATTTTGGCGCGCATCTTGAGGTTGGACAGGTATGCGGAGATGTCCCCGTCGTTGGCTGCTTCGTCGCGGGCGGCCTTGGTCAGGCCCATGGAGGACTTGAGGCGGGTGATCTGTTCGGAGTACTCACGAACGTTGCGCCGGTACAGGGTGTCGTCGATCTCGAAGCCGTCGTAGTCGACTCCGGCCGACAGGTACTGGGTCAGCCGGAAGACCATCAGCTCCTGGGCCAGGAGCCGGTCGAGGTCCTTGAGGTCGGTGTTGTCGGAGAACTTCGTCTGGGCCATGTACATGTCACGGCTCTGGATGAACCACCGGGCTTCGGCGGCCGTCAGGACGGTCAGTTCTTCGCCACAGACCAGGGCGACTTGTTGTTTCTCAGGTGAGGTCAAATCATGCTGGACCGCGTTCCGAACGCGTCTCCGGCCCTGAGTATGTCACGACCGCTCAGCAGGCCGATACTTGCCCAGGCATCGGATAAATGGTCTCTTCGGACGATGGCCTGGGCGTGTCGATTCTTCAGATGACTATTCCAGGTGATCCTGTCTCCAAGGGACGTCCACGGACGGGTAAAGGCCACACGTATACACCGAAGCGGACCAGGGATGCCGAGAAGGTAATCGAGTTGCTGGTCCGCCAGCAGATGGGTCTTACTCCGCCGGTGACGGTGATGGTGGGGGTGGCGGTGGAGTTCTTCTGTGCGACGAAGCGTCGTACTGATGGGGACAACTTGCTGAAGTTGGTGACGGACTCCATGAACAAGATCGTTTATGCGGACGATTCACAGATCGTGGAGTGGTTCGCCCGCGTCCATCGGGGGGTAGGGACAGTTGGTGCACGGACGGAGATTCTGGTTTGGCAGGTTGCGGACGAGGGCTAAGGCACCGATGCGCCCGCTGACGAAGTGGCTGTTGATCGCCGATGTAGGCGTGATCGTGGTGGCGTTCGTGGTGCTGGTGCGGGCGGTGCTCTAGTACAGGCCCCGGGTGCGCATGTAGATGGTGTGCCAGAGGTCAGCCGCCTCGATGGCACGTCGCTTGCGGACCTGGGCGCCCTGGGCGATGAGGTAGGTCTTCTTGTCGGTGTTGGTTTCGGTCAGTTGCCAGACCCACCACACGAGGTGGTGGCGGCGCATCGTGATCTGGGTGATCATCTCTCTCGCACGTCGTCTTTGTATCTTCACACGGTGTCGAGGACAAACCAGTCCCGCTGGATGTCGTACTCGACGTTGACCGTTAGCTCGGCACGGGGCATCAGGGAGCGCAGGTGTGCTACCCGCTCGCCGGTGTACGTCAGGTGCCAGCCGGTGGCGGTCTGCTCGCCGTGCTCCACCAGGAGCAGGCTCAACCACAGTTCCAGTTCGCTCAGGCGGGCCGATTGGCGCTGGAACAGTAGTTGGTCGTTCAGGTCCATCCCGATCCCATCCAGTTGCGGTGGTATTGGCTGGGGGTTGGGCCGCGCTGGCCGACGTACTTCCCGGCGTAACCGGTGGTTGCCCGTTCGACTCGTTCGAAGGCCAGCTGGGCGATCGGCATCCCCGGGTACAGCTTGACCGCGACGCCGATGACGGTGGAGATCTCCAGGGTGATCGGCGCCATTGCCCAGCCGGGATCGATGTATCCGGCGGTGGCGTGCACCAGGACGCCCAGGCGGCCCAGGGAGGACTTACCCTCGACGCGGGCCAGGATCGTGTCTGCCAGCTCCACCGATTCCAGAGTGGTGGCCAGGACGAGTTCGTCCGGGTGCACCACGTAGTAGCCATCGGCGGGGATGGTGTCGAAACGCCAGCACTTGGTGGTGTCGACCTTCGGGTCGATCATTCCGTTGTGGTTGCGGACGAAGACGGCGAACGTGTCGCCCAGGCGGACATCCAGGGAGGCTGGCTGAATGCGTCTGGCCAGACCGTCGGTCGGGGTGATCGCGATATCCCCGGTGTCGAGTGCCTCAAGGATCTGACGGTCTACCAGCATGGCCATCCCCATTAGTTTGGGCTCATTGGGCATAGCATTTGGCTAGATGAATTTGAACTGGTTTTTGAATTGTGCTCGCATCTTAGGATCGTGCTCGCACATCCGTGAGCCTATCAAGCCGACCTAATCCCAGCCAAATCTCGGCGCGTCCGTGGTCAAAACGGACACCAAGTATCCATACTCTAGTGACCCATGGAACCGCAGATCTCAATTCCTGACGTTGTGAAACCATTTTGATTTGCTCTCATCCGTTCGGTTCCTTCTCGTTCTGACCGGCGTGGCGGGCCTTTGACCCAGCTAGGGTTTGATACCGATCGCGGGGGGCGGACCTGCAGCGGGCATCACATCCTCCAGCGTGATCGTCGATACCTCCTGCGTCAGCATCCTTGTCTCGCAGGAGGAACCGTGAGCACCAAGCACGAAGACGAGCTGCCGAAGCCCGTCCCGGGCACCGGCGCCAACAACAACACCAAGGCGCCCAAGAAGAAGACCGCGCCCACGCCGGTAGAGAAGAAGGACAGCACCTCGTGAGCGGCCTGACCGAGGAGGAGAAGGAGATGCTGCGCAGTCTTCCCCTGCATGAGCAGCAGCCCGGCGCTCAGCCCGAGAAGACTGAGAAGCACCAGAAGGCCGACGAGCCGGTGATCAAGGCTGCACCACCCGAGAAGGCGGTGGAGCCGCGCAAGGTCAAGGCTGCACGCAAGACCGAAGAGACCGACGACAACACCCAGGCGCGCGGCACCATGGTCCCGGTCCAGTACGACGACGGGGACAACGGCTGGTCCGGCACGCCGGTCCAGATGCGCGGCTGATTCCCAGCTGCCCTTGGT